AACGTGAGATTGATTAAAGATATTATTGATATATTTTTGTCTGCGCTTTTTCTCCGCCTCTTTGCCAGCTTGTATCATTGCACAGTCACAACCATGTCTAAATTCATGACCGTTACTAAATTTGTAATAGTCGTATCTGTTGCCACATCTCTCGCATTTAAGGTTGTGTTGTTCTTCTACAATGTTTTGATTGGGCTTAATGTTTCTGGCTAGGCTCCCTATAGATTGCATTTAATCACTCCTAATCCCAATAACTCTCGTCGTATTTCATTCGGTTAAGTTGATCCATGCCACTAGGTTGTAGCTCTTGATTGAGGTAACCTTCAAATTTAGTACCGAATAATGTTTCCGGCCTTAAATACTTCGCCATATCGCTGTTTTTCCATTCAGTTACTTTGTTATCAATTACTTTCTTAAAATCGTCTAAGGTAAAGCCCTCGTCTATTCTTGCTCTTATAACTGTTTGATTTTTCTTAGTTGTAGATTTGTATTGTTTGCCTGTTTGTTGGTTAAGGTAATCAATAACATCTTTGTAAGGATATGCAGTCGAGGAACTCGACAATATATTCTCATCAATATTAGTGTTATCAATATTAGTTAAATCATTATTAGTTCTATTATTATTAGTAGTTTGCCCTTTTCGGTTTTCGGTTTTCCGTTTTTCCGTTTTCCGAAAAACCGTTTGCCGATAATCCGTTTTCCGAAAATGGCATTTCGGTTGGTTTTTCGTAGACTAAATATTCATAGCCATTAAATATGCCGGCTTCAGTTCTTTTCTGAATTCTGTGTACATATTTATGTTTCATCAGTTCTTGTATGCCACTGTTAATTGACTTTTGTCCGTCGTTCATATGTTTGACTACTTCTGATGTGTATATTTGCCAGTTGTCTGGTCTGCTTAGAAAGTAAAGTAAGATACCTTTTGCTTTGGCGCTTAAATTACTATCAAAGATGAATGACTTATGAACGGTTACAAAGTCGCCACTTTCCTTTATCGTTCTAAATGTAGCCATTATTTAACTCCTTTCAACATCGCATTAAGTCGGTCATCAACTTTTAGCCATGAGTTTTCTAAGTGGTAAAGTTTGTCGAAACTCTCTACTCCTATGTTGTGCTGTTGGTTGTGATGTTCGCGACAAAGTGCTAATACTTCATAGTCATAATGGTTCATAGTTTTACGGTTAGCGCCTCGACCTATTGCGTAATGGTGCGCGAGGTCACTCGACTGCTTCCCACAAATTACACAGTTACGATTGACTGTAGCCCAGTACAACATCGCTTTATCTCCACTTAGCAACTCACTTGTTTCAACTCTCATAGGTATTTGATGACGAAACATAAATGCAATGATTAGTTCTATTAATTCTTTTGCTATTTTCATCGAACAATTACTTAAACTTATATGCTCGTAACCGTTCATAATTTCTAGTTCAGTTTGAAATCTTTGTCTCAACGCCTCAACTGGCTCGCCCCAGTGCAACTCAATATCTCTGCATAAAGCAAATATCTTTTTACGTTGTTCTATAGATAATCTTTTGTTGTCTGGCACTTCAACTTCGGCATTGAGAGAATAGCCATTGTCTAGCAAATCTATATGACTTTGTTCAAGCTCAACACCAGTTGCAACGACGGAAAAAGTACCGTCATTGTCTTTCTGGTATCTTGTAATGTGTTGCATTTAAACACCTCATTAGAACGGCAACATAGAGTCGTCAATATCGATAGGACCATTCGCATTTGCAAACGGATTACTTTCTTGGCTCATTGAAGTTTGTTGCCCTTTTGCTTGTTGTTCTTCTCGTTTCATTTCCTCTGTTTTAGGTTCTGGTTTGTTAACCACTTCATCGCCTTTTTTCCAAACTTTTACATATGATAGTCTTACAAAGTATTTGCCTTGCTCCTTATTGAATTTATTTTTAAGTACGATTGTTCCCACTTTATTAATGAGTTGATCTGTATCAAAAGTTAAATCTGGTAAGTTGAGTTGAATTCCTAATCTACTAAGTAACTCAATGTATTGTTTCTCCTGGTAATCCTGTTGGAATGGTGGTACAAATTGATTGTGTTTAAATTCTTTGCCTTCATTATTTTCAAATACGATAGTAAAATATCGACCTTCTCTGTCGTTTGCTTCGATAGCTTTTACTTTCACTGTGAATTCGCCTGCTCCTAAGAAGTCGCCACCTTTTAAGAATGCCTCTTGATTAGTTTCTTTGATATGTGTCGCTTTACCTGTAATTTTCATAATTAAATACCGTCCTTTTTAAATAATTTGTATGTTTCTATTTCAAAATAATTAGATAATTTTTCGAGTGTGCTAAATGAAATTTGTTTAGTTTTTCCTTTTGATAAATCTGTCAGTGTGCTTCTGGCTATATCAGCCTCACGCCATACATCAGAAATCTTTTTGTCTTTCTTAGCCATTAAATCTCTGATGTGTTGTGCTAATATTTGATTAATTTCCATTTCTAATCGCCTCAACTACGTCACTAACGCTTGGATTAGTAAAACGTTTGTTATTAATTGTGATGTTGCTTGAATGTCTTATCTTTGTTTCGAATAAGTTTGACGGCTCTGCGTTGAGTACATATTGATAAGATTTCTCGCCGTCTTTTTCGTGTTCTTCAATCGTCATTCTTGCTAACACATCTGATTGACTGATGACTGCTTTTTTTATTTGGTCTTGTGCTTCAATCGTGATAGTTGGATTAATCGTGCTGCCTTCATCGTCTTTATCTTTGTTGATTCCTTCATGCCCACTAATAGCTAAGTGAAATTGATATGCCTCTTGTAATTTAGAGATATAACGATAAATACTTACAATCCTTGAAGCACATTCTCCCCAGTCGTTAAATGTCGGCTTTCTTGCTTTACCGTTCATGATGTCGTCCATTGTGATATCACGTAGTTTTTGTATAGTTTCAATCACTACAACATCAATTTGCTTTCCGTTTTTTCTTAGTTGCTCAATGACTTTAGGTAGCATTTTAATAACTGTGCTAAAGTGTTTATAAGTCTTAACCTGTACAACTGCCCCATCTTCTGTAACTGTTGTGCCATCTTCGTTGATGTCTAACACAAGTGCGTTGTTATCTTTAGTTAAGAAAGTCGTTTTACCAGTCCCGAACTTGCCGTAAATAGCAAATTTATAAAATTTGTTAGCGTTTTGTTGGCTAATATCTTTCACACCTAATTGACTTAGGATATCGACTTGTTCTTCAATTTGTTCAGTCATATTTAACCTCCTCATATTCCGTTTTTTCAGTCACAGTCTTTTTAATTGCAGTGTGTTTTGTCATGTCTATAATTGTGTTTTCTACTCCCGCAAATTCTCTTGCATCTCGTCTATCTGTTGAATATTTGATGGTGTCGTTGATTTCAGTTGGTCTATTAGTGACAAATAAATTTTCATCTTTACGCTTGATTAAGTAAGTGACTGTCTGTTTCATCAACCAAGCACTCCCCTGCTATAACATCTTTTGCTATTTCAAAGTTGCGTTGTACTTCTTCGATAGAGTGATATTCAAAGAAGCTTATATGCTTGCAACCACGCTTATATTTGTCTGAGCGGTGAAAAAGAAATATCCCTACTTCTCCATCTGAGAACTTTTGAAACTCTACTCTAACTTCTTCGTCGCTATGCAATATATGTTTGTTAAGTTCGTTCGCTATTTGTAATAGTTTATGTCTCAACTTGACTACCTCCGTTTCTTTTCGTATATTTAAGTTAGTTGTATTTCTTATCTGACTGTTACTTGTTGGCGCAAGTAGCAGTTTTTTTATTAAAAAAATGTCGGCTATAAAACCAGTAAGCTATTATTGCTATTGCTGCGCTAACGACTAATCCTGTTGTAAAGTAAATTTCGAAAATGACCATTGTTATAATTGAAATAAGTATGAATGTGATTAAAGCGATTGTTAGACTTTTCATTTCAATCCTTCCTTTTCTAGTATTTTTTTACCAACGCGTTCATACATAAAAGTGGCCCAGTAATCAATCATTTCTTGACTCATGTTTTTGCTCCATTTCTATAATTTTTTGTATATATCCTCGCTCAAGTGCGAAATCGAATAACATTTGTTGAATATGTGGTGGCATTACTACCATTCCTTTCGTGTATAATTTAGTTATCAAATATTTAAGGTGGTTATTTTCATGGAATTCATACAATCTACTTTGTTTTCAAATATTATTGCGGTCGTCGCTCTTTTATGTTCTTTTTGGTCTATTAGAT